TGAAACACATCGCCCGGTGCTTACCGATGAAGTTTTCAACGGTGCTGTCTGGGCGATGGCTGTTCCTCCTGCAGTCATCGCTCTGGCGGCAGAAATTGAAGCATGGCAGGAGAAATACGGTACAGTTGACAGCCCTGCTATGTCTCCTTATAACAGTGAATCATTCGGCGGTTACAGCTATAGCAAGGCAAGCAGGTCAAGCTCTAATGGCGTTGACGCAAGCTCCGGTACTTGGCAAGGAACTTTTGCGAGCCAGCTGAATAAATACAGGAAGATACGATCAATATGAGCCTTTTATCTGAAGCACTTGAAGAATGCACAATGCTGACGAAATCCGTCATCAATGACGGATATGGCGGTTATACGACCACATGGACGGAAGGTGCGGTTTTTGATGCCGCTATCGTTTTCGACACGTCCATTCAGGCACGAACCGCTGAAGCTCAGGGAGTTACAAGCAGATACACTGTCACTACAAAGAAGAACATGCATCTTGAATACCATGACGTATTTCGTAGAAATTCTGATGAAAAAATCTTCAGAGTGACATCCGATGGAGATGACAAGTATTCCCCGCAGTCATCAACTTTAGATATGCGACAATGTACTTGTGAGGAATGGAAATTACCAACAAATGGATAAGTTTCAAGCTGTACAATCATTCTGGTCTTCCTTCGGAATTCAGGCTTATGACGAAAACACAGTACCTGACGGAGATGATAAACCAACATTCCCGTATATCACTTATGACGCTATCACTGGTGCGTTAGGTGATTATGTTGGCATGAGTGCGTCATTGTGGGATTACGGCACATCATGGTCACGCATAACAGCTAAAATGGCTGAGATTCAGTCTTATATTGGCAGGGGCGGAACGATGGTTCCTGTTGACGGTGGTGCTTTGTGGATCACGCAAGGAAGCCCTTTTGCACAGCGTATGTCGGACGATAATGATATGATCCGGCGTATTTTGATAAATATATCAGCGGAATATATTACTGCTGATTAGGAGAATAATCATGAAATTTACTCAAATTCCTACTGATACTTTTCAGAAATTACAACTAAATGCAGGGATCTTGGTGAAGGGTGCGACTGGGTTTGTTCCTTCCACTGGCGTTCTGACTACAGCGAACATTTTGGGTGCTACCACTGGTGGTATTACCGTTTCCTGTGTTCCGTCCTTCATTGATTTTGGGGAAGATGTTGATAACTGCCCGAAAAACATGATGGAACTCAAGAAGCTCGATGCTTGGGAATGTAAGATTTCAGGTACTTTTGTGACTGTCAGCACCACACTGGCGAAGATGATGCTCGGTGCCGCAGATATTGACGGTACAGATACAACGAAGGTCACTCCTCGTGTAGACCTTCTGGAATCCGACTTCGAAGATGTCTGGTTTGTCGGTGACTATTCCGACAAAAACGGTGCGACAAACGGTGGTTTCGTTGCTGTCCATCTGATGAATGCTCTTTCTACTGGCGGTTTCTCCATGAAGTCCGCAGACAAAGAAAAAGGTCAATTTACTGCCGAATTTACGGGTCATGTAAGCATGGATGCTCAGACCGTCGTTCCGATGGAATTCTACATTCAGGCAGGATCTGCTGAACCGACTCCCACACCGTAAGTGAGGAATAGATGAAGCTGAGTGAACTCAAAGGAGAACGTGCCGTCGAGGTCATTGCCGACCTCATTGCTCCGATTGCGAACATTGCTGAAGACCAGAAGAACCTTCAGCTTTTCCACGCAGAAAAGCGAGAAGGCGAAACTGCCCGTGAAGCAGGTATCCGTGATTTCAAAGAGAAAATACCGAACCTTCTGAAAACACATAAGCAGGATGTTCTGGCGATTCTTTGCGCTGTCAATGGAGCGAATCCAGAAGACTTGAGCCTTATGGACATTTTCAAAGGCGCAATTGAATTAGTGAACGATCAGGATTTCATGAGCCTTTTTTTATCCTCGGTCAGCACGGCGGACAGGAAACAGCTTACAGAGTCCTCAGTAGATGCAACAAATTCAGAGCCGGAATCTTAGTCCGGCTCATACTCTCTGAGTGGAAGAGAGAGCAGGAAGAACTCTCATACAGAATTTATGTGACCGATTCGCTCCGAACTCTGACCGAAAACACAGCAAAGTTCGCAGGAGGCTCAATGATACAGGTACGGTATTTTGACATCATCAACAGCAAGAAGAACGAAACCGAAGCAAAGAGCGGTGACGAAATCGTTCGTGAATTTGTGTCCCGTGCTGGATTGGAGCTTGTCTGATGGACGTTTTTGATCTCTATGCAAAACTGAGTCTGAACAGCAGTGAGTATGACAAAGGGCTCGACGATGCAAGCGGAAAAGCGAGCAGTTTTGGCTCAAAGATAGGCAGTTTCCTTGGCGGTGCGACTGCCGTTATTGGTACGGCTATTGGTGCCGCATCGACTGCTGTTGCGGCTCTCACAAAGTCTTCCATTGACGGATTTTCAGAATATGAGCAACTTGTAGGCGGTGCCGAGCTTATGTTCGGCGAAGCTTATGCGACCATTGCTGAAAATGCGAAGAATGCATTTTCTACAGTTCAGATGTCACAGAACGATTATTTACAGCAGGTGAACGGCTTTGCGACAGGTTTGAAAACCGCTTTGGGTGGGAACGAACAGGCAGCCGCAGACCTTGCCCATAAGATAGTCGTTGCTGAAGCAGACGTAGTGGCTGCGACAGGTAACAGTCAGGAAGCTGTACAGAATGCTTTCAACGGCATTATGAAAAGCAATTACACCATGCTCGATAACCTTCAGATTGGTATCACACCAACGAAAGAAGGAATGCAAGAAGTAATTGACAAAGTGAATGAGTGGAATAAAGCTCAAGGCAACTTGACCAATTATACAATGGACAACCTTGCAGACCAACAGGCAGCATTGGTTGATTATATCGAAATGGTCGGAATGGCAGGATATGCCCATGATGAAGCCGCAGGAACAATTCAAGGTTCTCTCAGCATGATGAAATCCGCATGGGATAATCTCATTGTTGGGATTTCAGACAGCAATGCAGACCTTGACACGCTGATAAACAATGTGGTCAATTCTGCAGAAACTGTATTTAAGAACATCATGCCAGTTGCAGAAAGAGCATTAACTGGCATTGCGAAAACTGTTGAAAAAATCGCTCCGATTATTGCAGAGAAACTTCCTGAAATCGTGGAACAGGTCATTCCTCCAGTTCTGAATGCAGCGACCTCTCTTGTAAATGCTCTTGTAACAGCACTGCCGTCGATCCTTCAGGTGTTGATTAATGTAGCTCCATCAATCATTACATCAATTGTCAGTACAGCCTTAGAGCTTCTTCCGGAGATTGTCGGATTAGCTTTAAGTCTTGTAACGACGCTGGCTAATGGAATTTCACAGAATCTACCAGTATTGATTCCGACAATCGTAGACGTTATTTTGCAGATTGTGAACACAATCATTGAAGGCGCACCGCAGTTACTTGAAGCAGGATTAGTGTTATTCACTGGTCTTGTGGATGGAATCATTAGTGCAATTCCGACAATTATCGAAGCGTTACCGAATGTTATTGATGGAATCATTGCATTTTTTGAAAAAGCGATTCCTGATATTATTGACGCAGGATTTTTCTTGCTGACTTCGTTGATTGCTAACCTTCCGAAGATTATCAATGCAATTGTCAAAGCATTACCGCAAATCATTGAAGGTATAACGGAATTCTTCACAAAAGCAATTCCTGAAATTGTCAAAGCAGGTGTGCAACTTCTGGAATCGCTCATCAAGAATCTGCCGATGGTTATTGACACTGTTGTCAGAGCTTTACCGCAAATCATAAATGCAATAGTCAAGTTCTTCACAGAGAACGGTCCGACAATCGTGCAAGCAGGACTCGACCTGTTCGTTGCACTCATTCAGGCAATGCCACAGATTATCATGGCAATAGTGAATGCTCTGCCGGAAATCATTACAGCGATCATCGACACACTTACAGCAAATATTCCGCTGATTATTCAGGCAGGAGTAGACCTGTTCACGGCTCTCATTACTTCGATGCCACAGATTATCATGACGATTGTCAGTGCGATTCCTGAAATTGTATCGAGCATTGTAAGCGCATTCTCAAGCCATTGGGAAGACATCAAACAGGCAGGAGCGAATCTCCTGAGTGCGCTTGGGGAAGGTATCAAGAGCGCAGCCGGACAGCTGTGGGACACCGTTACAGGTGTTGCCAGTGATGTAGTAGGTTGGGTCGAAGGCATCTTCAAGATTCATAGTCCGTCGAAAGTGTTCATGGGTATCGGTGAAAATCTGGCTCTTGGACTTGGCGAAGGTTATGAAGACGCAATGAAGGATATTCGCCGTGATATTCAAGGTGTCAGTGAGGAAGCCATTCCGACACTGAGCGTACCTGAGAACAGTTACAGCAACGGAAGTTACAGTAACGGCTTCGGTGGATATGGTAGCGGAAACATCATCATCAACATTGACGGTAGCGGTCTGACGGTTGAAGAAATCTCTGAAAAGCTTGGTACTGCGGTAAGACGGCAGTTCCGGCGGTCAGGAGTATACGCATGAGTGAAGAATCATACATGACGCATAACAGCTTCAAGTTCGGCAGTCTGGACATGTGGGACGAATGGGAACTGCGTGTGTTGGATGTAGTCGATTACCTAAAGCCGAGACTGCGATCTAAAAAGAAGCAGATTCCAGAACGGGATGGCAGTTATGACTTCGGTGCCGAATATTATGATGAACGTGTGCTTTCCCTGAAGTGCATCCGAATGAGTGATATTACAAGGCATTTTCAACATGAGTTAGCTTATGCGCTCGCAGAAAAAAGCCAAATCAGGCTTTATGATGACCCGTCAAAATACTACGTCGGGAGGATCTATTCTGAGCCGGAATTACAGCCGATACGAAATGGCGGTTTGCAGGTGACACTGGAATTTACCTGTGAACCGTTCCTGCGTGGTCTGGCGGTGACAGAATCATTCTCGAACATGGTTTACCTGCCTGACTACCACGGAACACGAAGAACGCCTACGGTCATCACAATAAAGAATACAGGAAACACCGCAATCAGCGGTATCAGAATCATTATGCAGAATAAAAGGAGTTAAATGTATGTACGCTCGTGACGATTTCGAAAGCATGGTACTCAGCCTTGCGAAAAACATTAGTATTCAGGCTGTAGCAAAGATGTACGTTGGATTGCTCGTTGTAGACCCCGGTGAAAGCGGTGCGTACTCAGAAATTTCGTATACTGGTTACACTCGTCAAGAAATCACTTTCACGGAACCGACCGCTGGAACTGGTTCACATTCTATTCAGAACACAGCAATCATCACTTTCCCCGAATGTCATGAATCAGCAGGAACAGTCACCCACATCGGTATTTTTGGTTCCCCGAATCCAAACACTGGCACGATGTACTTGTACGGCGACCTCGACGAAGATATTGTGGTGAACTCAGGTGTTAGTCCTGTTTTTCAAGCAGGAAGTATCAAATACACGCTGTCTGGAAAAATCGGATCTACATGGCGCACCCGTATTCTGAATTTCTTCCGTGGTAATGCTATCACAGGCTTCGTTCCGTACTTTGGTTGTGCGAATGCCGATATTGAAACAGCAGGCGGAACAGAATTTACAGGCGGTTCTTATGCTCGTGTCCAGATTCCGTTTTCCACTCCTGCGAC